AGGAGGGTCAGGATTGTTCACGCAGTCCAGGATAGAATTTGAACGATTCAACTGCTGTATAGTAAGACCCGTGACATCATCAGTTGATGGTGTGAAAACGTTAAGCGCTGCACCAGTTGTCGTGTAAGAACGCATCAATGGAACAGACATTATAGACTATCCACCTGTACGTTACCTTCTGATGTAGGACCTGTAAATGATGTTAAACTATTTTGAGCGACTTCTGTTATTACTGCACCAGCAGCAGACTCTACGCCGCCGACACCGTAACTAAGTAATGGTAAGGCTATTTTGCCCATTGTAGAACCCATAAAACCAGGTGCTACTTGACTAATGAGTAACCCTCCTAGGGAAACAATTCCTGCACCTGCTAATACTTTAGCAGCCCATTTTGGAGGTTTTAATTTAAATGCCATTCTCATTCTATAGAATGAGAACTACTTATTAAGTATTGCAAGAACTAGGAATATGGGTATTTTCAGCAAGATACTACCGATTGCAATAATCGGTGCTGGATTATTATTTTTAGGTAATATATTTAGCAGACCAGCAGCAGCATCTCTATCTGCTGGTGCATTAGGTGAAACTGGGTCCGCTATTGGTAATGTATTATCTAATCTCGGTTCAGGTGCATCCGACTTAGGAATTGGTCTGGGTGAAGGTGGCGTAGGTTTTCTGAAACCAATCTGGGAAATTAAAAATTTAATGGCCACTGTTCCAGTAGTTTATGATTCTAATGTTGCTGGTGCTGCTAATAGCAGTGCAGTGGCGCAAAGTGAAGGTGAAACTGTAAATAATGTCAGTCGGCCTTCTTCTTCAACTATTACCTGGTCTGGCGGAACCACTGCAAGCGTGCCATCATTAAGTGCAGCCGCTCGGTCATTTTATGCTGCTCGCGGGGTTAGCGTTACTTGAAGAAAGGTTCAAAGGCTGCTAAAGCCTGGGGCGCTAAAATGCGCAGACTAAGAGGGACCAAGAAAAAGACTAAACGAAAATCAACAACAAGAAAAAGAAAACGAAGTACACGTAAAGGTGGTATTAGAAAAACTGCAAGGCGTGCCTATAAAGGGCTTAAAAAGCGTGTTTCTAGGCGTAAAAAGTCATCATCAGATATTTGGTCTGGCTGGTAATTACTGAAAATAGTATTTCTCACCCTTACAAGTAGGACAAGTTTCTGTGGTATTGTAAATAGGGTCAAGTTTATTTGAGTTAGACTGAAAGTCTACTGTTCTAATAATTCCATGTGGATGGCCATCAACGGTGTCTGCACAAGTCTTACAAGGTTTGTATTCCTTCAGTTTCAGTTCCAGGTTGGGTCTGCTTATTACTGGTTGTGTTAGCGGATTTGATTTTTTCATATACCTTATCTAATATTGTGGGGTCATCTTTAATTGCTTTTTCTACTTGTGGAACCAGGAAGGATGCAGCCTTGCGATACTTACTTGGGATTAACTGCATTATGACCTCACCTAGGCCTGAGTTCTTCATGTCGGTATCTGTTACTGTGGGTCCTTCTTTTGCCTTACTTACTACATTTTTCAATCTCATTATTTCTTTTCTATATTCGTAAGCTTCTTCTTTCTTACTATCTGCTAAATACTTAATATCATTCTCAAAGTCTTTGATACGCTGGCGGGAATGCTTGTTAATATTGCTACGAGACCTAGTAATAAACACGGCACACAAACCACCACATAAACTTGCCACCAGGACCAGTGCTGCTGATAAAATTTCGATTTCCATCCCATAAATAAAAGAGAATTACTTATTTTTAGGTGTTATTATTACCTCAAAAGGTATGAAAAAGGTCAAAAAAGGTATAAAGAAGCTCAAAAAAGCTAACAAAAACGTATACAAAACTACCATACCGCATTATGATATATCACTTCTATCCTCAAAAATAAGCTATGTAAGCAACTATAGGGTTCTATATTGGGCTGGATGTGGGAGAATAGACCAATAATAATGTGTGGATGGTCAAACTATGTGTGGATATAGATTTAATAATATGTATATACTAAAATCTGTATGCCTGAAGAACTTGCCTACAAAATTCGCAACGGAAATATCAAAATTGCAACACAAGAGAAACTTCACAGAACCTTAAATTTTAATATCTCAGAGTTTGCGCTTTTAGAACAACTTAAGACAAAATGGGGATTAAAAGACTACAGTCAGACCATGTTATACTGCATCTGGAACGCGGCCATTGATGATGGGATTGAAACAGCATGAATTGTAAACATTGTTTTCATGAAACTTGTACAGATTCTCATTGTAAAGGTAATCATACATTAAACGGTCATACACCACAATGTGTAGAGCCGTATTTTTGGTGCTGTTCATGTGATATGAGGAAGTTGAAAGAATGACTGTGATTAGTATAGAGATATGGGGGGAAACCAGGGCGGAATTAGTTGACAAGTTGATGACATGGATGGAAATTTTAGCAGAAAGTAATCTTTCTGGCAATAAAAAAATTGGTGATTAAATTAACTTTCGAATTATCAAAAGAACTAAGAGGCTTTCAGTATGAAGTTGAAGCACAAACCCACACCGTTAAAACCGTAAAATGTGCAAAGTGTAAAAGATTTAAAAAACAAAATACAAATTCAAAATATTGTTTCAGATGTTTAGGGTTTTAAAATGAAATGTCAATGTCAATTATGTGGTAAAATAAAAGAAATACATTGTTGGTCACCAGAAAATAAAGAAACAACATTTAGACTGTTTGGAATTAAGGGACATAGTTTACCGCTTTGTTTAGATTGTATGGTAACAAAAAATGAAAATCCAGAATTTATGCTTAAATCACTTGAAGAATTTGCAAGATTATTGAAGCTTGATTTGGAAAAACAAAAAAAGGAATTAAAATAATTAACCTCTATCAACAAAACACTTGATAAACTTCAAAACTGAAATTTGAAGTTTAATCCACATTTTTTTTAAAATAATCATGCACCGTATATAATCATAACCACATTTGCAGCCAAGTTATTTCCAGCATTGCTACCGTATATTTGGAAAGTGTCAGCAGCAGCGGGTATGTTATGGGTTCCCGAAAAGTTATACATAACTCCGTTAGAGGTCATGGAACCTACCCAGGAGCCCATGTCACCAGTCCGATTATGAAACCTAAGATGACAATACATATTGGACCCAGTAGTGCCAAACATTGGGTCTGCATACGTTGCGCTGGTGCCAAAACTAGACGCACCGCCATCAGTAGAAATGTTACTTGCATAATTAACTAATGACACTCCACCCGTACCAACACGAAAAGATAAACGGTCTGCAGCCGTGAAGCCTCCGTAAATATTTACATCCCAGAACTCTTTAACTGGGGAAACTGTAGCCGATAACGAAGAGGCCGCTCCACCAGATAAATTAACATTGGCTATTTCTGTCCAGGTTCCATCTGCATACTCTAAAGCAGTTGCACCAGAATTTACTCGTGGAACTTGTAAAGCCGTACCAATTGCTAATTCTTGTAGATGAATTCCATCAGATTGAGTAATTGAACCTGCACTCATATTACCTTGTGTTATATTTTGCATATTCAATGAACCACCATCTTGCACAATAGTAGAATCGTGAGTATGTGGTTTTAAAATATTTGAACCGCCACCAGAAAAACCCATTATTGCGACACCGTTCTAAATCGTTGTGCTTCTGTATTGTAAAACATTGGTGTGACTTGTGCTAGTACATGAACTGCACCAGCAGCACCAGCAACAATTTGAACTCTAATAATATTTTGGTCATTAATGTTCTGGTCCGCACCAGCAGACAATGCAACTAAGGGTTGGCCGTTAACAGAAAATTGGCACGCGTTTACAGCGTCTTGATTTTTTATGGCCACTGAAATTGCAACTGCTCGATATTGAGCTGGATATTCGATTGTAGTAGTGGTTCCTGCTGCGATAATATCAGCAACATAAGTAGAAGGTACCGTTGGGTCTTTTGGTAAAACATTGACAACATAGCCTAGCATATTTTGTGGCATTAAAGCCTCCTAAAACAAATTAGCGTACTTCATCAAAAATGAATATTGTGCAATACCGCCACCAGTAACCACTTGACCAGATTGAAATGATAATTGCTTTCCGCCAGCCTGCCCACTGACAGTGACACCTATAGGACCAAAAACCACACGGCCCGCAGAGGCTGCACTGGATGCTACTGAAAAGTTTGTAACACCTGATTGAATACCGTTAACTAAAACATTTGTTTGATACGCTGCTGCACCAGGAGGGTCAGGATTGTTCACGCAGTCCAGGATAGAATTTGAACGATTCAACTGCTGTATAGTAAGACCCGTGACATCATCAGTTGATGGTGTGAAAACGTTAAGCGCTGCACCAGTTGTCGTGTAAGAACGCATCAATGGAAC